CTCATCTTCTGTTAATTCTAAATTTAGAAGTTTAATATTCTCAGCAGATCTAACCTTGAGTGTAATAGATGGTTTATCTAAAATGTACACACTAGCTCTATGTGTAGATGATCCAGAACTAAAGGAGAATGATTCTGCTGATGATCCTATCAATGCTTTTTTCCTCATTTGCAACAATGATTCTTCTTTATTCCGGGGTCTTCTAAAAAGAATTTCTGGATTAATAAAAGCTAAGTCTTTCCAATTTATAGGAATTTTCATGTCATCTAAAAATCTTCTATAAGCCATATTGTTGCCCATTTTAAGATTTAACAACAAAGATGGTTTCCCAAAAGCATTTATTTCTACATTTCCACCAGTCAATATTGCTTGTTCGCACATATTTGCTTTCTCATTTGTCATTAGCAGCGTGTAATAAGAATAATCTATGCCAAATAAACCACATACTCTTGAGTCCTCGAGTAGAAAGAAACCAAAAGCGGGATGTGGTTTCTGTATTAGGAGATCAGTGAACTCTTTAAAGAATTTTTTCCTAGTGTACATTCCTAAATTATCATAGTGTCCTTTCATCTGAGCTAGTTGTATTACTGAAGAAAGGAATGTTGTGCCGCCATTTTCTGGAACTTGTTTTAAATTATTTGAGTTTTTATATTGTCTACCAATTAAATCTTGAGAAACTAATTCTATAAGTGCGGCGTAGCAGAATTTTATAATAGGTGATTCAGATGTGTTATCCACTTTCCACACAGAATTAAATTCCTCTACTCCATTAAAACAGCACATAGTGCTTTTTGCCATTGAGATTTCTGACACCATTAATCGATATGCAGCTTTTGACATATAAGAAAATGTTGTCAATAAAATGATAATGTTATCTTTGTGCTCCTCTCCTGACCATAATATACTTCGAATTTCCTCTGAATCATCAGATGAGATTAATCTAGTAATCTGCAAATCACATTCCAATGGTATACTCTTAGATATTTTAGATTCTAGCATTAGTGTATCAAACATTTGTTCCATGAGCATCATATGAGCAACATGGAATATTGATGAGTTATAATGTAAACCACCCTGCATCATATTCGTTCGGTTTTTAATTCTTAAAGATCCTTTTGTCATTAAATTTCCTTTAACATCTCCTAGGAACTGATCTTTCAAAAGATTCAGATTATTACTATAACTTCTAACATTTCTTCTGCTTGAAAAAGCATCTAACAATTCCTCAGGTAATTCTATTTCTTTTAATATCAATAAATTCATTATAGTTGGTACAACCTTGAATATTTCATCTGGTATTATTTGTTTTAAAAACAAAGCAAAGTTAGATATTGGAAACTTTTGACACCAGGTTGTTTGATCATTACTATCTATAGCTGTTAAAACATACTTGAATTGTTTTTTTGTCATGTTAGCATGCAAGTTTTGATTATGTATATTCCTTCTGATTGGCTTTTGTTCTGGCTTAGTTAACATTTCTCCCGGTGTATCTTTTCCAATGATTCGAGCCATTATCTC